TGTTCTTCAAGTCGCGCTGCCTCGGCTTGCTGCACCTTTTGCTGTTCAGTCAACATGTGTTGAACAGTGTCACGAAGGAACTGGGGATCAAATTCCCCGAGAGGATACTTGTCAGTACCGTCTTCGTTTAGGTCGCTAGGCTTAGGGCCTTCAAGTGTGGTAGGTGTAGGCTTACCAGTGTCCTGCGGTTTTGGTTCAGTCGGTTTGTCTTTTTCTGCGAGCTTACGTTCTGCCTCTTCAGCGCGGCGTTCAGCCTCACGTCGTGCAGCAGTTAGCTCGTTGATACGTTCTTGAAGTCGATTTGCCTTCTTGGGCTGATTAGCCGCTGGCTCTTCTTCTTCATCCGTTTCATCAGGGTTTTCGTCAGACTCTTCCGAGTCTTCAGTTGCGCCATCGTCGGCGGAATGAGTATCCGTTTCTTCGGGTGCGTCGTCTTTTACTTCGTCTTCTGGTTCGTCTTCCGACTTGGCGGTGTCGCTAGGCTTCTGACTCTCGCCAAAGAGTTCAGTAGCAAAGTCGTCCAAAGAAGTGTCAGTATCGGTTACGTCGAGGTTAGTGTTTTCAGTACTCATTTGTCAGGTTTACGGTCCTTTAACCGTTTGTGCACTCACTTGTTGCGACTTATTTCCCGCCAGCGGAGGCACTAGATTTGCCTGCGGGAGTCGATTGCTTTCGGCCTTCAAGCTGCAATTCAGCAGTGTAAGCCTTGAGTTCTTGCTGGTCCAACTTCTCAGAAGCGTCCAGAATCATTTTGATACCTTCTTGGTTAAGCTTGGTATCGTCAACCATGTTATCGCTGAGGGCACGAATACGCTGGGTTTCAGCGTTGTACATAGCGATACGATGTTCTTCACTCTTGTCGGCAAGCTCTTTCTTAAGCTCAGCCATTTCAGCCATACCCTCTTGGATAGCGACTTCCATCTGCTGAAGCTGTTCCGCCGTAATACCGAGACCACCTTCTTCGTCTTCACCCAGCAGGTGCGGAGGAATAGTCTTCTTAAGGCGTTCAGCGAGCTTGTCAGCCCCGGGCCAATCCTGAGCCTTGGCAACAAGGTCACCAGCAATACCCATAAGATCAGGCCAAACCTGAATGGCTTCCATCATAGCCTGAGCAGCCTCAACGCGACGAGTCGTGTATGAAGAGCCAGTAGAAAGAGCAACGTCAAACATGCCGACAGACATGTCGATAGCGTTGGGGTCCATCGGGTCGTTGACTTTAACAAACTTGACTTCTTGGTCTTCTCCAATAGTGCGGAGAATACGGGTGCTGTCGTAAGTTTGAGGGATAAACTGGTTGATAACGTCACCAGCCTCGACAAGAGCAGCGTTAGCGTTGTCGTGGAAAGTCAGGTTAGCGATGTCGCCTTCACGCTGGCGGGCCATAATAGCCTTACCAGAGACTTCGTTAGAGCGAATACCCAACGAAGCGTCGTGAATACCGGTGACATCTTTCATATCTTGGGCATTGATCTGCGATTCGTTAAGAAGAGCGGCTTCAATTCCCGGAGGATCAACGCGCTGGACGTTCTGACCAAACACGGCCTCATCATTAAAGATAAGAAGCGGGTCACGGCTAAGGTGTGCTTTACGAATAGTGTCTTCACGACCCTGCACAGCGCCTTCAGTCGCCATCCACTTAGCTTTAGGTGCGTAACCAAGCTGCTCAGCGGCAACCGAGCGCCAAAAGTTCTTAAGTCGGGCTGCATCCTTCATAAAACGGACCATGCCGTACCGAACACGACGGCCACCGATGTTGACAACGCGGCCAGACATGCGGATAATAGGCAATCGGTTAAGCTGGTATTCGTAAGGGCCGCTCAGGATGGCAAATCCAGTGCAAAGGTGCATCTGAGCGTAAGTCACCCACGTGATACGGGTCTTAACAGGAGCGCCGTACTCCGCCATGAGGTAATCAGTGTTGGTGTCGTCGATGATAAACGACTTACCGTTACTGAACAAAGCCATCATACGCTGGCGTTCAATCAATCTCCAGTACTCGGTAACCTGATAGCACTCGTCATCTGCCCAACCGTCGATAGACAGGTCTTGCATAAAGTTGTTATCATCAAGCGCAGTAGCAGGGATGTTACCAAACTTGCGACGATATTCCTTTTTAGGGATTTTATCGCTCACATAAATACGCTTGGCGTCCCGAGCAGTCGGGTCAACAGAGAAACGGTCGTAAACAACGCTTAGGGCGTCTTCGATGGGACGGATAAAGATGTCTTGGTCAAACACGTCGTTGCGTGCATACTCAACAGCAACCCGAAACGCACCGTCACCGCACTGGATAAGGCTTTCAAAGGCCGAATCGTACACACGATCTGCTTGACTTTGGACCTCAATAGAGCGAATAAGGTCGCCTCGAACCGAGGCAATTTCGACATCCTCGTCATTCGACGGAACGACCTTAATACTTTTACGACTTTCCCGCCAATCGCCTACAATCTGGGCAGTAAACTGCGGGATGTTGTTAATCACAAGACACGGAAGACCGCGACGCTGCTCAAGGACAACTGGGTCCCATTGCTCGCCAGCAGCAAACTTCTTATCGTCTATCGCTTGTTCCCGGTTTACACGGTCAAATTCAAGGTCGGCCTTGTACTCTTCTCGCATGTCGCTAAGAAAATGTTCGACCGACTCAAAACCTTCAGGGACGTACTTAGGATCAGGCAGGCCTTCTGTAGCGATAACGTCTACTAGGGAGCCGTCTTCTTTCTCTTCAGGTTTTACCTGATCGTTGTAGTCTTTCACGTTTGTTTATCCAATCATCCAACTGGTTTGAGTAGCACCGCCATAGAGTTGATCTATAACGGCAGTACCGTCGTCCCAAGAATTGTCTGTAGTTGTTTGGCTTCCACGAGTAACGTTGTTAACTCTACGACGTCCAGCAATCTTTTCGAACAATTCAGTCATGCCCCAAACAAGTGCATCAACACGATCAGGCGAGCCGGTAGAACTGTTACGGACATTGTCAATAGAGAACTCACACATTTGGTCTTCGAGTTTATCAAAGCGACCAACATGGTGCACTCGTCCTTGTTCGTAAAGAGTCGAGATAGGTTCTGCCCGTACGACCTTACCACGGCTAGCGTGTACAAGCTTTACAGGGACCGTACGATCTTGAGCCTTGATAACAGAAGAGACCATCTCACCGCCCTGATTCTTTTCAGCGATGATCTTGTCGGCGCTCCACTTGCGGTACATCTTGACCGCTGCTTTAGCCCAGTCCTCGGGAGTTCCTTTCAGGCTAGCATCCTCTAGGACGTAGCCACGAGCGTAACCGTCTTCGTCTCTAGCAAGACCCACGACGACAATACCGTGTTCATCGCTTCCTTCATTAGATGAGGTGGCAGGGTCCACTGCAACAAACACTCGTTCAAGGTCTTCGGGTGCAACTTTAACTCGGGTGAGGTCAATGTTTTCTCTGCTCCAAAGGGCCCCGGGAATATCTCCAAGGATTTCCCCGTCAAGCTCCTGACGACCAAGCCTACTGTTACCGTACGTCTCGTAAAGTGCCTTGACAGTAGACCGTGCTAGGTTGTCTTCGTTGTCGAGAGTAGAGCCACGAGTAATCGCATTTGCTGGGTCAGCCACCAGTCGCTTGATGAGAGGCAAGGGTCGGGGGGTGGTGGTAACAAGCACCTGAGGGTGTTCACCAAGACGAAGACCAAACTGTAGCTGGTCCCATGCGTCTTGCATGTATTCAAACTTCGCAAGCTCGTCAACCCAAGCAAAATGGTGCTGAGGACCGCGAAGCTGGTCAGGCGTAGTACCGTTGTAGGTGTAGGCCTTCGAGCCATTCGGCCACGTAAGGCAACGATTAGTAGGAGACCAAGAATCGTCCGACAACGTCGGATCACAATTCAAGAGCCCGCTGTCTCCTTTGATCATGACGTCGCGCGCATCAGCCGCAGTTTCAGCAACGAGCGCTATGCGACACCCGGGATATTTGTGAGCTAGTTCTCGTACCCACTCGGAACCAAGACGAGTTTTACCGAAGCCGCGTCCTGCAAGAACAACCCAAACATTCCATGGTACAACGGTCCCGTCTGGACCTACCTCACCTTCAGGTGCTTTTTGGTTAGGTCTGGCCCAGAAATCCCAATCCCACCTAAGTGCTGCTATCTCCTCTTGTGTCAGGGAACTCAACCACGCTTCCCTTTCCTGCTCTGGAAGCGAGGCTAGCAAGCTTGCTGGTGAAATCTGCGACATTCTGTCTTACCTGTTCTTCCTTAACGTGGATAGCTTCACCATCAGGTCCACTGATTTCTTGACGATCCCGATACAAGCCAAGGTGGCGACCAAGTAGTTCAAGAGTGCGAACAGCGACAGTAGGGTTTACGTCTTCATTCTTTTCTGTTAGAGCAACCAGTTTGTTGAGAACGTACTCAGCCGTTAGCTCAGCCTTTTCCCGGCGCTCTGCTTTGCGCTCTTCGATAGCGCGGATAACAAGAGGATGATTAAGAAGCTGTGTGCCCATTTTGTTAGGGTTACCCGTCTTGTAACCAGCACGACGACACGCTTGGGAGGCGTTCAAGTCGATCATATACTCTTGAACAAAAGCCTCCATCTTAGGAGTAA